CTCTCAATCCATCACCGCGACTGGTAATGGTTGGTACAGAATTTCACTTACTGCAACGGCTTCAGCCTCTTCTACGGCTGGCTTTAGGCTGTCTGTTGTCTCCACAGCCAACACCGAATCTTTTGCAGGCAACGGCTTTAACGGCATCTTCATCTGGGGCGCTCAACTGGAAGCCGGAGCATTCGCCACCAGCTACATCCCAACAGTGGCTTCACAGGTCACTCGGGCTGCTGATTCTGCAAGCATGACGGGGACGAACTTCAGCAGTTGGTATAACGCTGCGGAAGGGACGTTACTGTTTAATAACAGGTATTTGTCAACCTCGGTTAGCGGCAACGCGGGTATTGAAATTTATAACAGCAATGCTGCTAACAATACGATTTCGTTTAGAGGAAGCCGCCTTGGATTAGTGCAAGTGAACAACGTAAACCAAGCCGTAATTGGCGTTGGCGGTGTTTTTGCTTCTGACTTTATTCAAGCAATGGCAGTCAAGACTGATGACTTTGCAATCTCGTATAACGGGTCGGCAGTTGTTTCGGACACTAGTGGAGTGATGCCAGTGGTTGACGCCATAAGATTCAACGTAGGTAACTCCTTTTTTGTCAACGGCACTATCAAAAAGATCGCCTACTACCCAGCCCGTGTGACCAACGCTCAACTGCAAGGCCTGACAACCGTCTAAGGAAACGAACATGACTGACTTATACCTTTCATTCCCTGACGAGGCCGCAGCTAAGGCAGTGCTGTACCGCATTGAGGGCGCTGTCGAGGCCACAGAAACAACTGAGGCTGTCGAAGGCACTCAGGTGCAGAACTTCGCCAACATCGACACCATCGGCGTGATTTACAAGCCCACCGGCGAGACCACAGAGCAGGATGGCATGACCGTGCCTGTGATGCAGGCCATCGCTGGCTGGCATGTAAATGTGCGCCTGGCCGAAGGCGAGGACGGCAGCACGCTCGCACCCTTTGCCGTCACACCCGCAACACCACTTCGCGTCTGGGGATAAACCATGCCATCACTCACTGGAAACAAACCGAACCAGGTGCCGCTCAACGCAGACCTGGGGCCGCACGCATTCCTTGACCGGCCCTATCGCAAGGTGCAGCGCCAGCTGGCCACTGCTGCACAGACGGCGTTCACCATCACGGGCGGGTATGCAGCCGGGTACATCGACGTTTTTCAAAACGGCGTGAAGCTGTACTCCACCGACTTCACCGAGACCAACAGCAACACGGTCACCCTTGCCGTTGGCGCAACGCTGAATGACGAGATGGAGTTTGTCGTCTGGTGGGTTTGATCTAGTACAGAAACCAGTAGGCCCATCTGGGCCTTTCAGAACATCGAAAGGAGTCCAGCATGGGACGAGCAAGAGAAGTCGGAATGTACGAGGTAAGCGCCTACACGCCGACCTGGACGGGGTCAACAACAAACCCAGTCATTGGCAACGGCACCATCGTGGGTCGCTACATGCGCCACGGCAAGAGGGTCACCGCGACCATCAACATTGCCGCTGGCAGCACCACGACCTTCGGCAGCGGAAACTGGATTTTCACCCTGCCCTTCACGGCTGACACCACGGTCAGTCCAATTGGATCGGCCCAGATCCTGGACTCCAGCGCTGGCACGATCTTTACCGGCCATGTGATCCATGTCAACAGCACGACCATGGTGGTCTACAGCCACAACACGACAGCAGCTGTCGGTGCCGCTGTGCCGATGACTTGGGCGACCAGCGACACGCTGCGCCTGACGCTGACCTACGAGGCCGCATAAGCATGAGCACCATCGATAAGACAGACGCACGGTTGTCTACCCATGAGGAGGTCTGCGCTCTGCGTTACGAGCAGATCAATGCTCGGCTCAAGCGCATCGAGGGCATCTTGATGAAGACTGCAGGCGTGATGCTTGTGTCAATGACCGGGACAATCTTTGCAGCCATGTGGATAAGTAAATGAAAGAAGTCTGTAGATGCTCGCCGAACTTGCCGCAGCGAACGCAGCTTTCGCAGTAATCAAAGGCGCTCTGGCCAACGGCAAGGAGCTGTCTGACCTTGGGTCTAGAGTCTTCGATTACTTTGACAACAAGGCCAAGATACAGCAGAAAGTCACGGAAAAAGGCAATCGTTCCGACATCGAGGAGTTTTTCGCGCTTGAGAAGCTGAACGCCCAAGAGGTCGAGCTTCGTGAACGCATGGTCTACGCTGGCCGCCCAGGCATGTGGGAGGACTGGATCAAGTTCCAAGCCGCTGCGGCTCGCAGGCGCAGGGAAGAAAAAGAAGCCACCTTAAAAGCCATCAGGATCCGCAAAGCCAAGATGGATCAATTGATCGAGTACATGGTGATTGGCTTGGCCTCTGTCATTCTTGCGGCGCTGATAGTTTACGGGGTCTACATCTACATGATGTACGTCAAAAAATGAGTGACGAAAAGCTGAACGCCAACACAACCCTAGACAAGGTGCTCGGGTATGTGGACTCGCCGTTCAAGCTGTTTGCCATCCTTATCATGGGCGTGGTGGCCTTCTCCGGGTACTTCATCTGGCAGAACCAGGACTTCTTGCGGGACGCATACAAGGAGTCCAGAAAGCTGCCAGAGGTCAACACCAGCAGGGTTGATGACGCTGCCGCCATGCTGTTCAAGCAGACCGGCGCAACCGTGGTGGCCACCTTCAACGTGAACCCGCTGTTCAACTCGCGGGTGCTGTACCGGGCCTACAGCAAGGACGGGCGAGAAAAAAGCATCGAGGGAATCGATGTCGGTCTCTTCTCGCAGAACTCTGCCAACAATTCGGATGTCGTCAAGCTGATGACCAATGACACGCCGTGTGGCGAGTACCGCTTTGCTCAGTCTGAGGTTGGCCTGTGGTACCTGGAAAAGGGCGTGACCTACACCTGCCGCATCAGCGTGCCGCCTGACAGCCACCGCTTTGTCGGGCAGATCACTGTGGGCTGGGCAGAGCAGCCCGAAAAAATGGAACAGACCAAGTACATGCTGGAGATCGCCAGCGCCATGCTAACCAAAAGGGGTAATTGATGCTTCCAGTCATCGCTTCCATCGTGTCTGGCTTGATTGCCAACAACATGCACAAGGTGGCTGATGCCGTCATTGACAAGGGCGTCGATTACGTCCAGGACAAGATGGGCATCCAGCTCAAGCCAGAGGGTGAGGCCACCAAGGAGGACTACGCCAAGTGGAACGCCGAGGCTGCCAAGCACGAAGAGTTCATGGCCGAAATAGACCTGAAGAACATGCAGGGCGCACGCGACATGCAGCTCAAGGCCATGGACTCAGACGACCCTCTGGTGCGCCGCTTCGTGTACTTCTTCATCGCCTTCTGGTCGCTGCTGTCGTCTGCATACATTGGCTTTATCACCTTTGGCCAGATCCCCGAACAGAACATTCGCTTCGCTGACACCATCCTCGGCTTCGTGCTGGGCACCATGGTGGCAAGCATGTTCCAGTTCTTGCTGGGCAGCAGCATCGGCAGCCGCAAGAAAGACGAGGCCAAGAAGTGACGCCAGGCATTGACCAGTTGATGGCCGCAGGCATCAAGCGCGAGCTGGCTGAACGCTGGCTTCCGCATGTCCAAAATGCATTGGCACGGTTTGGGATTGAGACCGAGCGCCAAGTGGCCGCATGGCTTGCGCAGACCGCGCATGAGTCGGGCGGCTACACGGCACTGGTGGAAAACCTGAACTACCGCGCAGCGACAATGGCTGCCTGCTGGCCTGCACGCTTCGGGGTCAAGAACCCAGACGGCAAATGGGCCAAGGACGCCAAGGGCGCACGGGTGCCCAACAAGTTCGCGCTGGCGCTGGAGCGCAAGCCAGAGGCCATCGCCAATGTGGTCTACAGCTCGCGCATGGGCAACGGCCCGGTCGAGTCTGGCGAGGGTTGGAAGTATCGGGGGCGCGGTCTCAAGCAGCTGACCGGCAAAGACAACTACACCCGGTGTGGCCAGGCGCTTGGCATTGACCTGGTGGCCAGCCCTGACATGCTATTGCAGCCAGAGGGCGCAGCGCTGTCAGCAGCCTGGTTTTGGAATGTCAACAAGTGCGGCCCCATTGCAGACGCCGATGATTTCATTGGCCTGACCAAGAAGATCAACGGCGGCACCATCGGCTTGGAAGACCGACAGCGCCGCTACAAGGCCGTGCTGGCCTCGCTGGGTCACTGAGCTGCGCCAAGAGCATTGAGCCGCTTGCTGTAGGCAGCGGTGTGCCTGATGCGCTTGACGAGATCAACCCTCTGCAACGTGGGTTCGTTGGCCTCCTTGAACTCGCGCAAGATGGTCATGCGTTCGCGTGCTGGCCGCTTGCCTGCCCTGGCAATCTTCTCAGCCATGTCCTCATAGGCGTCCTGCCATTCGTCCAGGCTGGCATGCACACTTGCCGGGGCATCCTTGCCAGGCACGAACACGGCAAAGCCCTCGGTCACCGTCATGGGTTCATCGTCTTCGCCAGGCACTCGCTCTGGCTGTGGCGTTTCCGCGACAACCAATGTCTCCTCTGTGACAGCGACCTCAGGGATGTCGATCACTTCCATGTCGGCAGCCGCTGCCTCGGCGATCAACTTGTTCACATCGGCGGCGTCTTGGTCAGCAGCAAATACAGCCGCAATCACAGCCGGGTCGCTGGTCTGCACCGGGATCGCTGGCTTGGCCACAATGTCCAGCGGGTTGGCTGGCTTGGTAGCGACCTTATGCGAATTACCATGGTTTATCTCGCTGGGATAATCTTGCGCCTCCTCGGCGGTGATCAGACCCTTGAGCACATCCGGAAACGCATCGCGCAGGGCAAACCCGCGAGCTCGCATCTGCATCATCCGCTTGGGGTAGGCTGACCATGGGCCACCCTTGCCCCACAACCCGGCACGCTTGGCGTCCTCGACTGAGAACTTGGCGGTCACCGGCTTGCGCCCCTTGCGCTTGGCCACGCAGACGGCCACCGGGTTGGGCGTGCCCTCGCCCTCAAAGTATTCCTCGACATCCTCGCAGACAGGGCTGGCCTGCACCAGGGCCATGGCTGCGTCACCGTAGACGCTGGGCTTGCCGTTGATCACGGCGATGTTCTGCAAGGCCTGCATGGGTGCCAGCCCCATCTCATACCCCCACTGCACGCAGACCAGGATGTCCTGGGGCTTGCCCTGGTAGGCCTTGGGCACCATGCTGGAGTTGGCCAGCATGTCGGAGAACTGGATCGCCTCGGTGAGGGTGGCTGGGGCAAAGCCCCGGTTAGTGGTGGTCAACTGCATTTGCTTCTTTCTCGGACAGGTAGGTTTGCATGGTGGTGAAGATGAGCTCGGCCATCGCGTCAACGAAGTCCTCGGCTTGCTCCTCGGTGGAGTCGGTCGCATTGAGCAGGGCCACAACGGCCTGGTCATACGCAGCCCTGATGGCTGGGCGGTCTGGCAGGTTCATGGCTGCAGCTCCTTGATCGACAGCGTGCTCTGGCGCACCGAGTATGGTTCCTTGGCAGGGATCAATCGCTCCGCTTGGGCTTTGTAGTTGCGCATGGGCCAGTTGATGACGTACTGCCCTGCCCGGCCCCGCTCGGCCTGACCCAGCTGCTCCTTGATCAGCTTCTCTGCGGTCTCGATGCTGGCCTCGGCTGCCCTGATCGCGGCTTTGTTGGCCACGATACCGGCGGCCAAGTCGGCCACCTTCGCGTCGAGCTCGACCTCTTCCTTGGTGGCCACCATGGGGTAGATCCGATCCAGCTCCTTGCTGCTCGCGGGTGGATACCAGTCGATGGCACCGCTCTCCCGGTAGGTCTGCAGCTTGTGCTCAAAAGCCAGCACCGCCTTGATGATCTCCTTCTGGGTGTCATAGTGCGGCGCGAACAAGAACACCCGCAGCTCGATGCCCTGGTAGAGCACGCAAACCGCGCCCCAGCGGTGGCCCGTGACCAGCATCTGGCCCTGCAGCTGGATGGGGCCACGGGCAAGGTGTGGTGTCTCCTCGGGCATGGCCTTGGTGAGCTTGGCCTCCAGCACGCCTGGGCCAGCAAGCACGATGGATTCCTGGCCGATCACATACAGACCCTTGTCGGGGTCGGTGAAGACCTCCTGGCCGATGCCGTAGCCGACACCGTCCAGACTGCACGACAGCGCAAAACTGCGGTGGGTGTAGGCTTTGCCGATCTGGGTGTCGAACTGCTCGATGCCAAGCCGCTTGGCCGCCTCGGTCAGGATCACCGGCTCCAGGGTGTTGCCCCAGCCCATGGCCTCATTGCCGATGTCGGGGCGCTCCTTGCCGTCGATGGCGTTGATCGAGAACTGCAGCTCATCATTGGGCGTGCTGTACT